CCCTTGGCAGCGCCGCCGACATTGCCAACGTCTTCTGACTCAATGATGATGCTCATGCCTTGATTGACAATACGATCTCGTAAACGAGCCATGATGCTGACATCGCCTACATCAACACTTTCCTCAACTGCACCTGGTTCTTTAAGACCTTCTCGTGCAAGGTATTCTCTAAAATCTTTAAGCAAAGCATCTCGGTCTTTGTTTTTGGCCAGGGCCGTATAAATTGCTTCTACTGTGTCTAGATTTTCTCTAGTGGCTCGAGGACCTATGATCCACTGTGCCAACTGATCAGGATCTTGGCTCACTACTTTGTTGGTTTCTCTACTGATAACTCCATTGGATCCCACTTTAAGTCCATAGTGCTTGGCAATACTGCTCAACAGCACAGCACGGTTCATGCCTTTGTAAGCAGATCCTGGACCTTGACTGTAGTAAAAAGTTCCCCAATCCAGGTGATCAAAAAACATAAAATCTGTCTGTACAAATCCATTCTCCACCCGACCATTGATGGGTGTTTTGAAGTGTACTTCTCCTTTGGCCACTACCCAATCTTTGGGGTTGAGGTTATGGCTTACTGCCCATTTTGTCAGTCTGTCGGCCAACTGTTGTTTTGATATATCTGCTGTGTCGACTGCCAGGTCTAGGTCTCCGCTGGTGGGATTTTTACCAGTTGACCCTAGCCATCTACTTGGCTTTCCAGTGCGTGGGTCTATGTCGGTGGTTAAATCAATACCAGTCAACTGTTCCAACCATTGTACTGTGGCTGGTATGTCACTTTGATTGATTCGTTTGGTTACTGGTTGTCCTTTAGCGTCTTTAAAAACATTTCCGCCTTCAAACAATTGCTCAAGGCGTTTTATTTGCATGGGTTCTCCGTACTGATCTTATAAATTTTGTAGCGTCTTGATCACGAATTGCATTGATCAATTTTCGTGTCAACACCTCAGACTCAGCAGGACCATAAGATTGCTCGATTTGTTCAATCAATCTAGCGGCAACTGCGATAACATTTTGTGCTCGAGTTTCTAGAATATACTGACTGTCACGATCTGCATATCTCTCAGAGTGCAGGGTTTCGAGTTCTTCTAATATACTTTTTGTGTGTTTTTGCATGTTCGTAAGCCTTAATGATATTTATTACAAAAGTCTTTTAGATCCTGTAAATAGTTATTCAATATATCAATCCTTTATCAATGAAATCTGCAACATTTTGTGTACTTCCTTTTTATGCCTACGAATCAGCTGGGCAAAACGCTCGTAATATTTACTGTTGTCGCTGGCCAAAAAACACCAATGTAGACTCTGTACGGCAGGCCATTGCTGATGGGCAACAACATTCAGCTTGCAATTCCTGCTGGAGATTGGAAGCTCAAGGGCAAACCAGCGAAAGAATGATTCATAATCGTACCCTGGATCATTTGATGGATCGTAACATTGAAGATATTTGTGAGTCGGCATTAAATGATCAAGGCTATGTTGCAATGGTCAAACTACAGACCAGCAATTTATGCAACGGAACTTGTATAACCTGCGGTCCTGAATCCAGCACAGCTTGGCAAACACTCAACGGACAAGTAACATATCGTGTGTTAGCGGTACCTGACATAAATTGGGGTACTGTGGTATATCTGAGTTTTGTCGGCGGAGAACCACTGCTGGAAAAGAAAAATTGGCGGATACTAGAACAGTTGATCAAAGAAAAAAATACCAATTTATTTTTGACTTTTGTAACCAACGGTAGCATGGAACTCACTGAGCACCAAACAGCTATTCTAGCAGAATTTAAAAATCTCAACATCTGCATCAGCATAGATGGAATAGCAGAATCTTTTGAGTACATGCGGTATCCACTCAAGTGGGATTTGTTTTTTGCCAACTTTGTAAAATTCAAACAAATTACCGGCAATATATCTGCCAGTGTTATGGTTTCTAACATAAACATCTACTATCTAGATCAAATTGATGCATTTTTAAGAAACGAGCACATTCCAGTGATGTATAAACAAATCGAAGGACCTGCCGTATATTCTCCTTGGAATTTGCCCGATGAATTAAAACAACTAGTGATTGCAAAAAATCCCGCAGGATTAGTTGATAAATTTTTAAACATGGGGACCTTTGACCCTGAGCAATGGGCCGGATTTAAAATCAATTTAACTGCTCAAGATGAATTGAAACAAATATCAGCCAGGGTTTATTTGGGCGACTGGGGCAAGTATCTACTATAGTAACTGGCTAAATCAGGAAATGTTGTCAGCCAATTTTGATTGCGCCATTGGTCTACTTTTTCTATTTCAGCTATCATAGTTCGAATACGCTCGGGATTCTCTACAAAGTTTTTTGGCAGTAACCCACTATAGTTAGTTTTCAACATAGCATCATAATATTCCTGAGTCATTGATTCCAGAGAATATATCCCATTGGCAAGATGTGCTGTAATTTCAACTGGATCACCGTCTCGGTTTGCGGCAAAATTATTTACTAGGTCAGTTAACTGATGAATAGTAGAGAAATTAAATATACTAATAGTCTGCTCAACAAGAAACATTACATTGTTTGGAACCCGATTTCTAATAGTAAGTATGTTTGCAAAAAACTGATCAAATGTTGCCGGCCATCGTAGATAATCAAATGTACTGCCAATGCCATCGCAACTGATGTGCAGTTTAACCAGCTTGTACTTGTCTATAATTTTAAAATTAGCACGATCAATTGACTGTGTACCGTTGGTTTGAAAACACAAAGTGACCTGTTCTTTGCAGTTGGGTATTAGTCCAGCAATTGCATCTGCTACTTCCCAATAGGCATTGCCCATCAGAGTTTCACCACCGCAAAATACAATCATCTCAAGTTGGCTAAGATTGATATTTTTCAATAATCCAATCACTTCGTCGGATCTTTGTAGTTGATCTATACTGCCCGACCATTCGCCGTTGTCCTTGAGATGCTTTTGCCAGAAGCTACTGGCATTGGGTCCGCAGGTTCTACAGGCCAAATTACAACTGCGATCAAACATTAAATCCAATCTAACTGGCCCGGTATAGTCAGTCTGTTCCCCAAACTTGGCCAGTGTGCCAGTACGAAAACTAGGTAATTGAATATTTTCTAACTGTTGACAGTTGGCACAACCTGAATCCCATTGTTGTGTGTTATTCAAAGTTCGTAGAGCAGACAATTTAGGATTATTAAAAATATCTTCAGTGGCTGTGACTTCAATCAAGTCATCGCGAAGGCAACATTGATTGGCTAATATTGTGTTGCGATCTTGTTTTAGATATAACTGCAAACCACCATGGATCATTGGGCAATGTACTGGATTCATATTAACCTTTCTTGATAGCACCTAATAGCTGTTTTAATTTAGCTGATTCAACGGTTGCATTGATTTTTGGACCACCTGGCGGTATATCCAATGGGTCCTGTGCTCCTTCTTTGAGTGATGGAGTTTCCCAAGGTGCTGAAGTGGCATTACTGCCTCCAGGAGTTAAATTACTTTTAGCTTTGATTGAATCGTAGATCGATCCTTGCTTTTTAAATGGTGTGTCACTGTCGCTTTCACCTGGATCAGTTATACGCATGGTGTCAATGTTGTACTCCAGATCAATTTTTTGCCCTACTCCAGTACTGCTACGACTTTTCATACATTGAATTTGATACTTGCCACGCTCTTTCATTGCACGACTTGTAAAGATACCAAACACATTGTCAGCTGTATTGATCTTACTGATACCACCGGCAATGTGACTATGATCAAACTCAATTTCTTCCACAGCACTACGATTCAGCTGACTGGCTGTGACCAATAGTATGTTGAGTTCTTTGGCCAAGTTACGCAGTTCTTCTGCCACATATTTGTCTTTGATAAACTGATCATTAGGATTGACCTTGACCGACACTGGCATGACCAAGTCCAGGTAATCTACCATAACAAAGTCAACTTTAATACCTGTTTGTATCTGCACTTCTTTCAAGTAACTGCGAATATCATTTACATTGCTCTGTGCTGGCAAAGCCTTGACACGATACTGTCCGGCTTTCTTACTGACCATTTTGACTTTGAGTGTGGTGGTATCGATATCCTTGCGGATATCCTTGGTGCCCATGCCAGTCAACATGGCATCAGTTCTTAGACTGGTCAATTCTTCACTCAACTCCAGTGTGACATATACTCCACTGAGCCCTGCTTGTAGCCAACTCAAGGCAATGTTCATCATAACCAAACTCTTGCCTGATCCTGATCCACCTGCAAAAATATTCAACTCTCCTCGACTGAATCCGCCATACAACAGTCGATCCATTTGTGGCCACCCTGTGCTGACTTGTCCACCTGAATTGTAGTATTTGTTGATCCTTGCGGCAGGATCTGCAAAGTAGTCAGTGCCCATGTCTTTGGTCAAACTAATCTGTACTGCATCTTTGATTAATTTTTCTACTGGGTCGTAGTCGCCTTTTTCCAATAGGTCTGCAGATTTTAAAATAGCTCGCTCTAGTTCTTGTCGACGAGTAAAGCTCTCAAACTCTTCCATGAACCATTCAAAGTGTCCTTCGTTTAGA